AAATTCCCCTTATGGTAGAATGATGAATATGATGTGCTCATTCACGGTGACGGGGAAAAATAAGAACGATGACGTGCCGGACGGACTTGCTCAATTAGCGGAATATATTCAATCGCTCGAAGGGGTTAGAGTGGAAGTTTTCAAAAGACCGTTTTAAATGTTGACAGATAATACAAGTATATGGTATGATAATACATGGAAGATTAGTTAGGGCATAAATGCTCACGATTGTGGAGCGTTTGTGTCCTTTTTCATTCGGCAAATGAGGGGGTGATGGCTCTGCGAAGAATGCTAGGGCGTTCGGTTATTTATACGAATGAGTCGAATATTACAAGAGACAACGTGCTTCAGGTGTTAGAAGAAGCCTTGAGGACGCATTTCAAGAATCGCGTCGAAATAGATTACCTCTATAATTATTACAAAGGGGATCAACCCATCTTGAATCGTGTTAAGCAAGTGCGTGAGGAGATCAATAACAAGATCGTGGAGAACCACGCCATGGAAATCGTGGACTTCAAGAAGGGATATGTCTTTGGCGAACCTGTGCAGTACGTCCGTAGGGGTGAGCACCCGGGTGTAGCGGATAAGATTGGTAAGTTGAATGAGTTCATGTTCGCAGAGGACAAGGCGAGTAAAGACCAAGAATTGGCGGAGTGGTTCTACATTTGTGGGACAGGTTATCGGATGATTTTGCCCGATGAGGACGCTGATCCCGAAGCCGATCCGGACGATAGTCCTTTCGAGATTGATATACTCGACCCGAGAAATACATTCGTGGTGTATCATAATGGGTTTGGTAAAAAGCCAGTAATGGGAGTCACATATACGCGCAAGGATACGGGGGAGACGGTCTATAGTGTTTACACGAGGGAGATGTTCTATCGGATTGTGGACGCGACCCGTATTGTGGAGGAAAGACCTCACTCGTTAGGGGACATTCCCATTATTGAGTATCCTGCAAATAATGCCAGAATGGGATCGTTTGAGGCGGTGCTCCCACTCTTAGACGCTTTGAACACCGTCATTTCTAATAGGATTGACGGTATCGAACAGTTCGTGCAGTCGTTTATTAAATTCGTCAACTGTGACATTGATGAGGAGACGTTCAAAGCTTTTAAAGAGATGGGTGCGATCAAAGTCAAGAGCGGCGGTGGTGAAAAGGCTGATGTTGACATTATTAGTCAAGAACTAAACCAGACCCAAACACAGGTGACAAAGGACGATTTATACCAGACGGTTCTCATTATCTGTGGTATGCCCGACAGGAAGGGTTCGGGTCGGAATACTGGTGATACGGGTAAGGCGGTGGAGCTGAGAGACGGCTGGGCCGCGGCCGAATCAAAGGCGAAGGAATCGGAACTCATTTTCAAACGATCTGAGAAGAAGTTCTTAAAGTTAGCTCTGAGAATCCTTCGGGACATTGGCGGGATCGACCTAAAGTTAAGCGACATTGACATTAAGTTCACTCGCAATAAGACAGATAATCTCCTCGTTAAGACGCAGGGGTTACAGAACATGCTCGAAGCGGGGATTCACCCTCTTATCGCCATTACGCACAGTGGGCTGTTTAGTGATCCAGAGCAGACGTATCTCGATTCCGTGGAGTACTTGGAGAAATGGAAACGGGCGAAGGTTACAGAGGTTCCTGCCAACAATAAGCCCGATCCGAAGGAGGGTGACGGTGAGTGAACTACACGCCCAATTTTAATTTGAAAAAACCTGCTAAGACTGACCCTGTGTTGATTGATGATTTGAACGATAACATGGACATTTTGGATACGTTGTTAGGTCAAATATTCGTGGAGGAGGGGGAGTTATTGGATGATTGAGCCTACGTTACAACAAGAGATTGAAGCGCGGAGGCCTGCGACAGAGGGTACGTTGTAACAATTGGCTTCGGTTTATATCGATTCCGCAGCTATTATGGCGAGCGCACAAGCGATGATGGAGAGTGTGGAGCAGATATTTGCGGATACAGAAACGGCGATGAACAGCTTGAAGTCGGCGGTGGAGACTGCGGAACTTGCCATGTTATCTGCTAAGGCATCAATGGATAGTGCTAAAACTGCATTTGACGGTATTATGGTAGACGAAGGGGTGGATTTGAATGGCTAAAGGTATACCGTTGATGGGTCGTGACCCCGATGGTAAGGCGAAAATGATAAATGTGGACGAAAACGGAAATGTAAAAGCCCAACTAAATGGCAGTAACTTGGCACTTCGCCAAACCATCGTCACCGGAGCTAAGACCGTCACATCTACCGCAGCGGAGATTTTTGCGGGGAGTAGCTGTCTAGCTGGTAGACACACTATGGTCATCACCAACGGGGGCGTTGATCACGTTTATATTGGCGCAAGCGGTGTGACTACGAACAATGGTTTCCCGTTGTTCCCAGGAGATACTATTCGCATTGATTTTAACCCGGCGAGTAACGTGCCCGTGTTCGCCGTCAGTGACGGTGCCAATGTCAATGTTAGGGTGGTGGAACTTGCATGATTGAGGTCGTGCTGATTGAGGAACGGCTGTGGCGGGTTATAGTGGACGTGGAGGGGATCGCAGGCGAAACGTTGGTGGCGTGTGAGACGCAGGAAGAAGCTGAAGCGTATGCCCGCAACGTGTTCCTCCCCGATCTTCGGCGAAACGATTGGCGATATGAGGGGATTAGGTTCCCTTGGGAGCCTGACCCGGAGGTGATGGACGATGAGCCTGACGCTGACCCGCAGGCATAATGTAGACCGCTTCGGCTATCTCATCCCCCATCGTTATGGTAACCTGCCGATGGTGGGAGCTGTGGCGACATATCGCCCCGGCGAGGGCCGCTTCGGCAGCGCAGTGGCGGTGGAGGAGGGGACTGAAAACAGGATCGCAACACCGACGACGTTTGCCGGTTGGGCAATAGGTGGTGAGAACGCAGTTCTTGATAACGATGGTTCTTTCTACCCGTCGCAGGTAAAGTTTGCCCGCGTGAGGACAACTAGTTGGGGCTTCCAGTCAAACTCAATCCCGGCAGCCAATGGCCAAACGTGGTCCGTCAGTTACATTGCCAGGAGAGGCACAGGGGATGGCGAGCCGCGCGCAGCCATCATGATCATGAACGCGAACAACGTGCACGCAAGCAACATCACCCCCACCTTTTCCTCTCGCAATATTGGAGGCGGCTGGGTGCGGTACGAGGATACATTCACGATCAACCGCGAGGACACGGGGTATATCCGCTTGCGGTTCTATGTAACTGCAACGAATGGCGGATACCACGACTTAGCTCTGCCCCAGCTTGAGCAAAAGCCCTTCGCCACCTCCTTCGTGGACGGGACGAGGGCGGCGGGGAGGCTAGAGTACCCACAAAGCATCTGGAATCACGCTACAGGAACGTTTGCCGCATGGGTAAAGACGCCAACCGATGTCACCACCGACCGAGTGCTGACCCTCCAATGGGCGAAGGACGCGGTCGGAGCGGACACGTGGTTTGGGATAAGGATGGACACTACGGGGCGATTCGTGGTTTCCTACGGGTCCGCAAACACTCTAACTACTGCGGATTCGTATAACGACGGGCAATGGCACCATATCGCGCTCACTTGGGTGGACGGTACTCCTGATGTTCATCTTTACGTAGACGGGGAGCGCGTCGCGTCTGCCTCCGAGCCTATTTCGGTGAGCAACCCGGGCGGTAGGTATAGAGGGGTCATCCCTATCGGCCACAGAGGCTGGACCTACAACGACCAGTGGTGGAACGGCCTCATCGACGAACTCCTCATCCTCCCCTACGCCGTAAGCGAGGAGGAGATAGTTTCTTGGTACGAAGCCCAGGGGCCGCTGCCGCCGCACCCACAGGCGTTGTTGCAGTGGGATCGGCAGGCAGTGAGACCTGCGCAAATGGTGAAATTATAGCGTTCTTTAGTTGTACTTTGGACAGAGAAGTCGGTAAAACGCATTAAAGGGGAGAGAACCTCTTCAACAAACACAAAATTTCGTGAGAGAACACGTATAAAACACAGGAGGTACGTTTAATGAACTTGAAAGAATTACTTGGTGACGCTTATCGTGAGGATATGACGCTGGAGGAGGTGGAACAGGCTTTAGAGGGGATTAACTTGGTTGACCCAGACAAGCTGCCGAAATCGGTGTCGAAGGAGGTTTTCGACAAAACCGCTTCGGAATTGGCCCGAGTCAAAAAAGAGCTTAGAGAGTTGCAAGAAAAGAACATGACCGCCGAGGAAAAATTAAAGCTCGAATTGGAAAAGGCCGCCGAGTCGCAAGCGCAGTATAAGCGTGAGTTGGCGAAACTCCGTGCGACAGAGATTTTTGTAACTGCTGGGCTAACCGAGGACGATTATAAGACGCTCTTGGACATTGTGGTGTCCGAGGACGAGGAAGCGACGAAGGTCCGTGCGAAGTCGATGGTCGATGTGATAGCGTCCCAAAAGAAAGCCGTGGAGAAAGCGGTGAAAGCTGAACTACTGAAAGGCACACCTAAACCTGAACCCGGTGAACCTTTCAAGACTCTTGAGGATTTTAGGAAAATGAGTTTGATGGAGAAGCAAAGATTTGCTAGGGAGAACCCCGAGCTATATCAATCAATTTATAAGGAGGAATAAGAATTGCCAGAATTGACTTTGAATCACACACACGAAATTTATGACAATTTCGTTTTAGCGAACGAGATTGAAGATCAGTACAATAGTAAGTTAGACTTGGTACGCTTTTGTACCGTAGACAACTCTTTAGTGGGTGTCGCGGGAGACACCAAGAAAATCCACGTCTACCGTGCTACAAACGGAACCGAGAAATTGGAAATGGGTCAAGGTAATACCCTGAACATTGAAGTAAGTTATGCGCCGGAAGAATATAAAATCCAATTAGCACAGAACCGTTTCCCGTACTACGACGAGGAAGTAATGAAAGATCCGATGGTTGTACAGGTAGGGTTACGCCATATGGCGACCGATATGTTTAATACCGTACAAGCTGACATTTTCGCAGAGTTCAACAAGGCTACTCTCGCAATTTATACTGGCGCAGCTAGTAAGCCGATTGGCTTCGATTCGTTTGTAGATGCTGTGGCGCTACTCGATCTTGAAAACATCGAAGATGTGGAGATTTTCGCATTTGTGAATCCTACCGAGATGGCGAATCTTCGCAAGACTTTGAAGGACGACTTGCAGTACGTTGAAGCGTTCGTTCGCTCTGGTTATGTTGGCACAGTGGCTGGAGTGAACATCTACACTAAGAGGGACGCGGAGACTGGTACAATTGTACTCGGAACCAAGGAAGCGGTTACGTTGTTTAATAAGAAGGGTGTCGAAGTCGAGCAAAAACGTGACCCTAATACCCGTTTGAACGAAATCTACTCTCGCAAGTATTATCTGGCGGCTTTAACCGACGCTACAAAAGTCGTCAAGATCGTTCGTGGCGAACCCGAAGAACCTAAATATACACTCACTATTGAAGAAACAAACGGGGTAAGCGTAACAGTCGTTATTAAACAAGGTGATACTACCATAACCGCGGAACAGGATGGAACCTACAAACTTACAAACGGCACATATGATTATACAATCTCAGCTACAGGATATGTGACTCAGACCGGACAGGTAGTAATCCACGACGATGACAAGACATTAAAAATAACAATGGTGACTTCTTAATAGATAGGAGGGCTGAGTAATGGACAAGCTCCAAACATTAAAATTGCTCACAGGTGCAACTGATTCGGAAGATGATCTACTACTCGCCCTCTTATCTTTGGCGGAGGGTAAGATTCTAGAAAGACTGTACCCTTACGACCATAGTAAAGAGACTCTACCTACTCGGTATGTGGGAAAACAGATCGAAATAGCGGTTTATCTTTATAACAAGCAAGGTGCGGAGGGGCAAACAGTCCATAGTGAGAACGGTATCTCTCGGACGTATGAGAGTGCGGATGTTCCAGAGTCCATGTTAAGAGGGATAGCCCCTTTTGTGGGTGGTATCAAATGAGGACTCTAAAGAGAAATCAACGTGAGATATACTACGCAACCTTGATAAAAGGGGAACCTCTCACGGACGAATGGGGCAATGAGACTGGGGAATACAACATGGTTTACAGCGACCCCTCACCTATCAGAATCAACGTTTCGGCGGCACAGGGGAGGTTAGAAACCAGACAGTTCGGACAGATGGAAAATTACGACAGGACTTTAATTACAGACGATATGAATTGTCCGATTGACGAATCCTCCATCCTATGGATTGACAATCTTGATACTACCAAGGCTCACGATCATGTGGTGACGAAAGTTGCACGTAGTCTGAACGTTATACAATATGCGGTTCGTAAGGTGAATGTGGACCATGGCTAAAAGGACGATTAAGTTCTCTCTCTCGCCGGAATCCATCAATAACGCCTTGGATCAGTTAGAGGTTTACAAGGAACAGTTCGAGGCTAAGAAACACATGATGATGGAAGTCATTGTAGCGAGAGGCGTTCAGATTGTTAAAGAGGAATTGGAAGCCTTGGTTTACTCACAAGAGGGGCAAGAGTATCGCACCAATGCTTTACTTGAAAGCATTCGAGGCGAATACGACCCTCAAACAAACACGGGTCGCATTTGGACAGACAATTACTACGCCCCCTTCGTGGAATTTGGAACAGGTATAATTGGTGCGAACCAATCACACCCCGAATGGGATAAATATGGTTGGAGATATGACGTGAACAGTCACGGTATTATGGGGTGGGTGTATCTGAACGACAGGACGGGTAAACTTCAACACACTCTTGGTTATAGAAGTAGACCGTTCATGTATAACTCCCGCAAGCGACTCGAAAGCGAGATTCCTAAGATTGTCAAGGAGGTGTTCGGGTGATTGACATTGAGAACGAGGTGTT